TATTAAAAACTCAATTGACCATGCAGGTTATAATGTAAGAGTAAAAACAGCTACAGGAACAGGTGTTCAAATCGCTGAAGGTAATTCTTATGTATTATATGCGGATGGTACAAACGTTGAAAAAATTTCAGAGCAAAGAACTTGGAGAGCTGTATCTGCAGCTGAAACAGTTCAAGAAGGCGCAGCTATTTTAGCAAACACAAATTCTGCAGCTTTCACTTTAACTTTACCACCTTCTCCATCTACTGGAGCAGAGGTTTTAATCATAGACCAAGGTTATGATTTCAATACAAACGCACTAACGGTTGGCAGAAACGGTTCTAACATTGCTAACTCAGCATCTGATCTTGTAATCAATACACAAGGTGCTGGTCTATCATTAGTGTACTCAGGAGACGCGACTACAGGTTGGACTTATAAGGAGAAATAATAGATGGCTAATTACGAAGCTACTAAATATGACTTCTCTGGAGCAAACCTTCAAGGACTACAAGGTGTTAATACTGGTATTATCGTACCGTGGTCAAACGCATCTGTACCTTCAGGATTTTTAGAATGTAATGGAGCAGCAGTAAGTAGAACAACTTACTCAGCTTTATTTGCAGTTGTAGGGACAACTTATGGATCAGGTGACGGCTCAACAACTTTTGATCTTCCAGATTTAACAGACAGAGTTGCAATCGGTAAAAGTCCGACTTATGCCTTAGCATCAACAGGAGGCGCAAACGCAGTCGCTGCAGCAGGAAATATTGGAGGGTCTGTAGATGCAACAGCTTTGACAGCTCCTGTTTTGGCAGCGCATTCGCATCCAAATGGTTCCGTGCCTAATTCTGGTGGATCAGGAATGGGTTCTAACCCAGAACAATCACCAGCACCGCAAGCAACCGATCCTATGGGATCAGTTAGTTTAAATCCTGCGGGAAGTGATCAAACGCACACGCATCCATTAGCAGCAAATTTTGTAGGAGGAAGTGATAGTGTATTACAGCCATACTTAACTGTAATGTACATCATTAAAACATAGCATGGCAAATTACGAAGCAACAAGATATGATTATGATGGTTCTAACATCACCGGTATTGAAGGTGTAAACACTGGAATCATTGTTCCTTGGTCGGATACAAGTACACCATCTGGATTTTTAACATGTGACGGTTCTGCAGTATCGAGAACAACTTACTCTGCACTTTTTGCAGTTGTAGGAACGAATAACGGTTCAGGCGATGGTTCAACAACTTTTAATCTTCCTGATTTAACTGATAGAACTGCAGTTGGGAAATCTCCAACTAAATCACAATATTCAACAGGTGGAGCAAATGCAGTTACTGCTACTGGAAATTTAGGTGGTGGCGCTGGTAATACAACTTTAACAACAGGACAATTACCTATACACAATCACCCCGTTAGTGGAAAAACAGGACAACCAAGATCCGCAAGAGGAAATTCTAGTGGATCAACTGCACTTCAATCGCCGGGTCCTACAGGTGCTACAGGTGGTGATGGTGCACACAGTCATAATATGGCTGGAAACTTTACAGGGGGAAGTGATAGTGTACTTCAACCTTATGTAACAATAAAATATATAATTAAAACGTAGAGGAATTATGGCAAATTACGAAGCAACAAGATATGATTTTGACGCAGCAAACCTAACAGGTATTCAAGGAGTCAATACAGGTATTATTGTGCCTTGGTCCGATAGTTCAATTCCATCTGGTTTTTTAGAATGCGATGGATCAAATGTTTCAAGAACAACTTATGCTGATTTATTCGCGGTTGTTGGTACGACCTATGGCTCAGGCGACGGTTCAACAACTTTTGGTTTACCTGATTTACAAGGTGCATGTTGTCAAAACAGTTCACCAACTAAAACTTTGGGAACTTCAGGAGGTTCAGCGAATGTAACAACGACTGGAAACGTAGCGGCAAATTTAGCCCCTCACACACTTTCAACTCCTGAAATAGCTTCTCATACCCATCTAAGAAATCTTGGTGGAGGAGGTGGTGCCGGTACTTCTCCGGGGCAAGCAAATTCAGGAACTGCCTCATTTAGTCCAACGGGATCTACTGGTGGTGGCGGAGCACATACACATACGGTTTCAGCAAATTTTTCAGGATCTGCAAAGTCGGTATTGCAACCTTACATAACTTTGGTATATATCATTAAAACATAAGGAGAAAATTAAATGTCAAAACACGGAACATGGACAGTTGTATTTCCAGATAAAAGAATTATCAAAAGAACTGGAGAATTTGATACGTCTACAGCTACGGGATATGTAATAGACGATGATACTTTTTGGGGTCAATCAAAATTTGATAGTTTACATGCTATTCAATTTACAGATGACAATACTGATAACGATCAAGTTGAACACAATGATGGAAGTCCACATTCTGCATATGACGCTAGTGTTCTAGGAAATTTTTCACAATTTATAACGAAATGGGATTCAGCACATCTTGCTCAGTTACAACAAGATTGGGATGATGATAATGAACAAGTAGAAGATCCTGCAGATTCAGGAACATACAGAGACGAAACTGAAGCAGAAAAAATTGCAAGACTAGGAGCAAGACCGACTACTTATACTTCTTAATAGAATTTTATGAAAGTTGAAGAATGTATTAAAAGATTTGATAATCTCATGCTACCTGCATGGTGTGATCTTTATAAAGATTTTATTGATAGTCAAAAAACTTTAAAACCTATGGGTACCTCAGGTGGAATAGACAAAAACACTAGAAATGTAGAAGGTGTTAGTTTTTCTTTTTCACATATGTTACAATTAAATTCTTGGTCTAAACAAACAAAAATAGATACGGTTCCTAATGTTTTAATGTTTCATAGCGTTGTTAAACAATTAGAAATACCTTTGCTTAATTACAACACCATGTTTAAAAATATATACAATATAAATTTATTACAGGTAGATTTTTTAAAATATGATGTAGATGGAAAGTATGAAGTACATTCAGATGAAGGTGCTGATTCTAAAGAGAGACTGTTAACAGCAATAATTAATTTAAATCAAGATTATGAAGGCGGTGATTTTGAGTTTTACGACCCAAAAAACAATAGAGATGTTATTAGAAAAGAAAAATTAAATAAAGGATCAATCATGATTTTTCCTTCTAATTTTATATACCCGCATTCGGTAAGACCAATCACAAAAGGTAAAAGGTACAGTTTAGTATGTTGGATGGGATAAGAGATAAAAAAGTAATTCAAATAAAAAATTTTTTTACAAAAGATGAATTGTCTATTTTACAGCCTTACTGTTTGGATAAAACATTAACGCCTCAACCTGAAAATTTAAAGGACCCTCAATCCATAACTTCGGCATATTTTTATAATGATCAGGTTTTAAATATTATGCTTCATAACAAATTATCAAAAGCAGAAGAAATATCAAAAGTTAAACTTTTTCCGACTTATGCCTTTTGGAGAGGGTATACTTTTGGTTCTATTTTAAAAGATCATAAAGATAGACCTTCATGTGAAATTAGTATTACTGCATGCATAGATAGTTGCGGAACAAAATGGCCCATACATATGGAACATAATTATATGGACATAGAAGTTGGTGATGCCGTGATGTATTTAGGATGTGATCTTTTACATGGAAGAACCGATCATTTTAAAGGTAAATATATGGCTCAAGTTTTTTTTCATTATGTAGATCGTGACGGTCCTTTTAGAGAACATAGAAATGATATAATATATAAATCAGGATTAGCTATATGAGTGAAGATTTAAAAAAACAAACATATGTAATTAAAGATCATATCGGAGTATTTGATAATTTTATGGATCCAAATACCTGTGATAAATTAGTAGAGTGGTTTAGTCAAAAAGAGAGTTTTCATCAAACTTACAATAGATTAACTCAAGAAAATGTTAAACAAAATTCTAAACATGATTGGTCAGTTGATATAAACGAAAATACTTTTCATACCTTATTTAAAAATGGAACACCTGACATGTTTGCAATAACTATGAATAATGTTTTTAAACTGTACGATAAAGAAACAAATATTATGAATTACATAGGTGTAGAAGAACTACATTGGGATAATTATAAAATACAAAAAACTCCGCCTTCAGGTGGTTATCACATATGGCATGTAGAACAAAATCCCAGTAATGAAAAAACAATGTCCCGAGTTTTAGTTTTTACAGTATACCTAAATGACATAAATGAAGGAGGAGAAACAGAATTTTTATTACAGAGTCAAAGGGTTGCTCCAAGAAAAGGTAGAGTGTGTGTTTTTCCTGCCTATTTTCCTTTTGTACACAGAGGCAATCCTCCTTTAAAAGAAGATAAATATATAGCTACTGGTTGGTTATACGGAAGTCCGATTACTTCTTAAAATTGGGTTTATCCCATTCTTTCACTTTTGCCAGATTCATAACAAAAGTGTATCTATTTTTATCGGATGTACTTCGGTTTGTTCCATGTAAAATATATGGAGGAAAGAAATAGTAATCCCCCGGTTGAGGATGAATTTTAAGATTAAGCTCTGGTAATATGAGAGGCTCTCCATCTGTCAAATAAAGAATGCAATGTAAAACTTCGTGGTTGTGAAATTTAATGTAATCATCTTTTTTAACTTCATTACCCCAACTATCTCTAACTATATAACTTGAGTAAAAATTTTTAAAAATATCTGGGTGCGTGGATTGGTGTTTTATTGTAAGAAACCTAATAAATTTTTTGGTAAAGGGGTGATCATTATAGGCTGTCCAAGATGTCTTACCGCCTTTAACATTTGTCAGATATGATTGTTCTTCGTTTATATCATTTTTTATATCTTGAATTAAATTTAAGGTGTCTTCTATGATAGGATAGTTTCCATATAAAATATTAACTGTTCTTGGATAAGTAACAACTAAGCTTTTACTGTGTTGTAAAGTAGGGTCTTGTTTATCTATAAGTTCAAACATTAAAATACTCTTTCGGATTATGTTTTAACACATGATTAGTAATATTCAATACTTCAGTGGGGTCACAATCATTAGATTTTAGCTCATAAGGCAATGCTTCTTTTTCAGAAATGCTTGGAGCAATGTCTTTTAGATTTAAAGAAACACCTGATCCCAGATCAAATGTTTTTACAGGTAAAGTTTTTTTAGATAGTTTGTAAATAACTTCGCACACGTCCCTCACATGAATAAAGTCTCGGCTATGTCCTTTGCTAATATATTCTAGTTTATTGTTTTTAAATTTATATCCAAACAAGTCTTCTTTGCCTTCATAGGTATCT